GTTTCCCAGTCACGATCGGCTGGGGGGGCAGAAGGTCTTCTCTTCGGAGGAGCTGGAAGCCATGCCGCTCGATCAGCTCGAGAAGACGGCAACTCTCGTGAAGCCCGCTGTGGACTACTCCGCACAGGCTCCTCGGGCCGCGTCGGATTCGTCTGATGACGTTGCTCCTCCTCCCCGTCTGGCGGAGCGGTTCAAGAAGAGCGCAGCCAACTAGGCTTCGTTCGTTCGTTTAGTTGGCGAGCTACCAGCCATTGATGGGTAGCGGAAAGGACATAGGAGGACAAAGATGGCACGAAGGGTCATCGCTCTTCTGGGCGGACCGCCTGTCACCACTGAGGATGATGCGGCGGCTGAGGCAATCACTCCTGGCGAACTGTTGGCGCTTGATGGTTCGGGGGATTTGATTCTCAACACAGAAGCCGACGAGAACGTTGTGCGTGCTTTCGCGCTTGAGCGTGACGAGCTTGGCAATGACATCGACGTGGCGTATGCGATCGGTGATCAGGTCAAGGTTGGCTCGTTCAAGAGTGGAGATCACGTCTATGCGTGGCTGGCATCCGGGCAGAACGTCGCCAAGGGTGCCTACCTGACTGGTGACGCTGCCGGTCATCTCTCTGCCGCTGGTGTCAACCCCAGGCTCGCACGAGCACTGGAAGCCGTGAACGCGACGGCGGCTGCCCTGCGCATCCGCGTCGAGATCGTCTAGGCTCGCTAGCCTGAAAGGAAGGAGAATCGGAATGCAAGCAGTCACTGACAGCAGCGGGCCAAAGGGTCAGTTCTGGGGCGGAGCCTCGGGACGCTGGGCCGGCGAGCAGTTGATGAAGGTTCTGGCCAACGGTGGTCAGATCTCTCCATCGGCACTGAGGACTCTGGATACTCTCCGAAAGGACGAGTGGAAGGAGCTCGACGACGCACTCATCGAGGAAGGACATATCCGCCTGCGCGGTGTGGCCGACCTGATGGCAGCCGGTCTCGTTCGTACCGTCGCAAACGGCATGGGCAAGACCATCTTCCAGTGGGAGAAGATCACCGACATGAATCCGGCCCAGGTGTCACTCGATGGCATCGTCCGGTCGGAAGGTGATCGACAGGAGTTCTCGCTCGAGAACCTGCCGCTCCCCATCACGCACAAGGATTTCTTCCTCAACTTGCGCACGCTGTCCGCGTCGCGGGAGCGGGGTGAGAGCCTTGACACCACCCAGGTTCGGACGGCGGGTCGCCTCGTCGCTGAACAGACCGAGAACCTGCTCTTCAATGGGTACGCCAACACGTTCGGCGGGTTCAACATCTATGGGTACACCACTCACCCCGACCGCAACACTGCGGGCTTCGGTGCGGGTGGCGTGTGGTCTGGTGCCGCAAAGACCGGTTCGGAGATTCTCGCGGATCTTCTGACCATGGTCGGTGGACTGGAAGCGGATCGGTACTTTGGGCCGTATTGGCTCTATGTGCCGGGCAACACGTCCGTCAAGCTGGAGGAGGACTTCAAGACCAACTCCGACAAGACGATCCGTCAGCGCCTGCTCGAAGTTGATCAGCTCGCTGCCATCCGCACTGTCGACCAGCTTCCGGCCGACAACATCATCCTCGTCCAGGGCACGTCCGATGTCGTGGTCATGGTCGAAGGTGAGACACTCCAGACAATCCAGTGGGATGTCGAGGGTGGCTTCCAGATCAACTTCAAGGCGTTCACCATCAACGTTCCTCTTGTGCGGTCGGATGCCCTGGGCAACTCGGGCGTCTTCCACATGAGCTAAGTCGTACCTGCGGAAAGATGTTCCCGCCTTAAGGCACACATCTACTGAGTCGGTCAGCAAGGCGGGGCCTTTTTCCTTTTAGAAGGGGCGCGAGATGGCACTGGATGTGACGGTGGCGGGGCCGAACGCTAACAGCTACGCCAGCGTAGCCGAGGCTGATACATACAACGGATGTCGACTTCATGTGGAGTCGTGGACCAACGCTACCCCCGAAACGAAGGAAGCGGCGCTCAAGTGGGCGCGACTGCTTCTTGATTCAGACCGCTGTGCTTGGCAGGGGACTCCTTCGACGACTACCCAGGCACTTCGTTGGCCCCGAGTCGGAACGACTACTAGGGACGGAGCCATTATTGCGAGTGGGGTCATTCCCTACGATTTGAAAGCTGCCCAGTCCGAGTATGGGCGTCAGCTCATCGATGCGGATCGGACCGAGGACAACTCTGTTCTCATGCAGGGCATCACAGAAATTAAGGCGGGATCAGTTCAGTTGAAGTTCTCCGAAGTGAAGGATGAGAACTCCGATCTGGTCATCCGCACACAGCGTCGTCTCAACGCTTTGGCTGCCATCATGCCAGACGCGGTGAAGATGCTTCTTCCTCCGACGTGGCTGCTCGAGGATGAAGAGGACGCCAACAATAGCCAGTTCATCTTCGAGTCATTGGAGCCCTAGCAATGGGACTTGACACAGTCTTGCGGAAAGGCGTTGCCACCTTGGACAAGGTGACGAAGAGCCTTCAGGTGCAGATTCAGCACTATGCGTGGCTGGGGCAGGACACGTTTGGCGAGGGGAAGTTTTCTCCACCGTTTGCCTGCATGGCAATCATGGAGCCTATGCACAAGATGGTGAACTTCGCTGATGGACGAAACGTGTTCATTGTTGCTAAGCTCATCATCCTTCAGATTGTGCCTTCGAATGGTGCCGACCTTAGCCCGAGCGATGCGCGTATGGAGCCGATTGACCGCCGAGATAAGATCATACTGGCCGACGGGTTCTCTGGCCCCATCGTAGACATCAAAAGCGTTACCGATCCGAAGACAGATCTGCCCTATCACCACGAAATTCTAATTGGCCGTCCTTCCGGAGATTAGCATGAGAGCCTTTCTAGTTCTTGGCGCGGAATCAACCGGAACCCGGCTGGCAACCAAGCTGCTGATCCAAGCGGGCTGCACCGGCTGGGATGGACACTTCCAGCCTTTCGACAAGGAGCCCTTCGGTGACCAGGATCCAGTGGTGTGGCGTCGTAGCGTGCCCCACAACGGTCGCTGGCTGGATATGGGCACCCTAATGAGCCGGCTCACCGGGCGTGACGTCCACGTGGTCGTTACGGTGCGAGACTGGGCTTGTACTGTGGCCAGCCAGGTGAAGAGCAAGCATGCCCCCACTAAGCAGATCGCGCGTGAACGCATTGAGGAGGCGTATCTACAGATCTTTGCAGAGCTCAATCACCATAAGGTGCCGTTCACCATACTGGTGTATGAGTCTCTCATCCTTGGTGGCCCCCAGGCGCAGTTCGCTTTCGTTAAGTCCCTAGGGCTTGATCCTTCGATGGCAGCCATTGATGTCACTGACCAGAATGCCAAGTGGTGGAGACGAATAGCGTGAAGATTTACGTTAAGCCCGACCCCAAACTCAGCCGCGCCATGACTCGGGTAGCGACTGCTCTTACTGCGCGCCCTGGGCACGGCATGAACATCGTCGATGACCCCAAGACTGCCCACATCAAGGTGGTCCACGTGGTAGGCGACGGTAAAGCGGCGATGGAGCACGCTGGGCACCCGAAGAACTACATGGTGATCCAATACTGTGTCGCTTCGGCTAACGCCCGTATCGAGGATTTGAAGAAGTTGTGGGCTGGCTCGCGTGGGGTGTGGAGTTACTACGATCTAAGCGACATGATGCCCGAGGGAGTACCATTCTATCACGCGCCGCTGGGGGTTGACATTGAGTTTACTCTTCCCTTCGCTGAAGAAGCGCGTGACATCGACGTAATGACCTCCGGATACGTGAGCGGGCGCACAGCCGAGGCGATTGAAGAAGTGGCCATGGCTGCGCACCGTTCTGAGAAGTCGGTCATCCACCTCGGCCCAGATAACGTTGTGGGCATGAGCTCGGATCACGGCGACTGGCACGCCACAATGGGCATCTCCGATAGTGAGCTTGCCACCCTGTATCGCCGAACGAAGTGGGTCTCTGGCTTGCGGTTCATCGAAGGCTTTGAATTGCCTGTGATTGAAGGGCTGTGCTGCGGGGCACGTCCAATCGTGTTTGATAGACCCGAAACGCGGAAGTGGTTCGAAGGGCACGCGGTGTTCATCCCCGAGCTGTATGGTGGTGATCTTGTAGACTGCCTGTCTGAACTGTTTTCTAACGATCCTGATCCGGTCACTATAGAAGAACGGAACGATGTCATCAAGAAGTTCAATTGGGACATGATCGTGCCGGGCTTTTGGGAGAAGACGATGTCTGGTAATCAGATAGACGAGCTACGCACGCTGTTCAACTCGAAGTGGCAGACAGACAAGCTGATCACTGAGGATGCTAAGACTTTCCAAGAGGTGATCACTGCCCTGCCAGGGAAAGACAGCATTGCAGAGGAAGCCCTTGACAGCGCCGAGGGGCAGCGCGACATGACGGTGCGCTTTGCCTGGGGGCACAACCACAACTTCGGTGATTTCCGTATGGTGGGCCGCATGGGGGATCGTCACATTCGCATGGTGGCAGCCGCTATCAATCACGGAGTGCTGGACAAGGACATGTCGGGCAAGAAGGTCCTTGATGTTGGGTGCTGGACTGGTGGTACCAGCCTGATGCTTAAGGCTCTGGGGGCTGACGTTGTGGCTGTGGAGGAAGCACACAAGTACGCGAATGTCGTCAATTACATGGCGACTGCATTTGATGTTGAGGGGCTCAAGGCCCTACCGGCTTCCTTCTATCAGGTGTGGGACAACCCTGACTTCCAGGACGAGTTCGACGTGGTCTTCATTCCCGGGGTACTGTACCACGTCACTGACTTGATTGTCTTCCTGCGCATTGCCTTCAACGCTCTGAAGGACGGTGGGAAGATCTTCATCGAGACCGAGGACCACTTCACCACTGAGCACACCTTGCTCTATGAGGGGGCCACTAAGTTCCGCAATGGGACGAAGGAAGACTTGAACCGCAGCGGCTGGAACTGGTTTCTTCCTTCGCCGTCTGTGCTGAAGCAACTGTTTGAAGATGTCGGATTTGTCGACGTTAAGGTGACGGCCTCGGGTCCTCGAGCTCTAGCCACTGCCCGCAGGGACAAGCATGTAGACATGCTCCGTGCTGGCCTTTCCTTTAGGGACATTCGATGAAGCCATTTGACGAAGCTTTCTTGTGGGTCGTGCATGCGGAGGGGGGGTTCGTAAACCATCCCGACGACCCAGGTGGGGCTACGAATCGCGGAGTGTCCCTTCGTGCGGTGAAGCTTCGCGACAAGGACGGCGATGGGCACCTGGATTTCGACCTCGATGGCGACGGGGATGTGGACATCGACGACATTCGTCTTGTCAGCGAGGCCGATGCCAAGAGACTCTATAAGGAAGACTACTGGTCCTTGTCGGGGGCAGGCAGCTCGTTTCTTCTTTCGTGTGACAGCCTGCCCCGCCGCTGGGGCATCGTCGTGTTTGATGCCGCAGTTCTGCAGGGGCCACGAACCGCTGTTGCACTGATGCAAAAGGCTGTCGGGGCGAAGCCCGATGGAGTTCTTGGACCCGACACGTTGATGCGGGTGCGTAACTCTAAGGAGGCCGACGGGCTGGCGCGTTTCGCGAGTGAAAGATTGCAGAGGTTTTTGAAGCATCGAAAGGCAGACGTGTTCTTCCCCGGCTGGGCATGGCGTGTCGTGCGCCTGCACCAGCGAATCTACGGAAACGTCTGAGGAGGCAGAGATGGTCTTGAAGCCAGTAACACAGTCACCAACGCAGAAGGTCGTACTCGGCATCATGGGTGCCGCAATCCTTGTGATGGCGTGGTCTCTTCTCCCCATCTGGTGGGCAATCGGCGTGACTGCCATCCTTGCTTATGAGGGGTGGACGCTGATCAACAAGTATGAGAACGACACCATTAGCGAGATCCTGTGGGGGCTCAGCACACGACCGATCGTGCCGTGGCTGTTTGGTGTGGCGACAGGCTGGGCGTTGGCGACAGGATACGTTTCTGATCCCTGGCTGATTCTTGCCCTGGGCTTCCTTCAGGGGCACTTCTGGTTTCAGCAGCACAAGGCTACGAATTTCGTGGAGCGGCGGAAGAACGGTAATGGGGGCCACGATGCGTAGGATGGTTCTTTTGCTGTCGGCCGTGATTGCCGGGTGCAACCTGTTGCCCAAGCCCCCCGTTCCAGGGCCGACCCCTATACCGGTCCCTACGCCAACACCCCTACCGGTTCCCCCTGCATCTCAGCAATGTCATCTTACAGGGGCTGCTAGCGAGTGCTACGACAATCCTCCGAATGGCCAGTCTTTCCCACAGTGGCAGCCAAATTGGGGATACGTCTGTGCGCCCGACGCCCAGGGGCAGTTGATCAGGGCGGGGGAGCCAGATGAATGCGAAGAGGTGACGCCACCGGATCCAGGACCAGGGCCAACGCCTCCGCCTCTGAGTGGAACGATGTTCCCCCAGGGCATTCCTGATGACCAGTTTGAAAAGCTACCCCACACAAACAGTCTTCGTGGGGAAGTGAACGTCCTCATGGCGGAGCTGAGTGGCTGCGGTATCGGATCAAGCTGCAAGTTGGATATGGATGCAGATCAGTGGATGAACCTCGTTACAATGAAGATGCGTGACAGAGGGTTCAACGCTGGACGGCACATCGACCCCTTCCCAGGGCAGTGTGAACCGGGACAGGGGTGCAGTGATCAGATTTCCCTCCTCGCTGGTGGAAAGAACTGGTGTGTTGATCAGCACAGCAATCAGCAGATCTATGAGTTCGGTGGTGGCAAGGTGCGGTGGGATTCTCGAGGGGAGAAGTTCAACGACTGGAGCATCACAGGTTCAGACTTCTGCAAGGGTGGCGGAACTTCGCCTGTGCCCCCGGATCCGCCAGACCCACCAGATCCAGATCCTCAGGTATGTGCTGATCCCAATCCACGAGGGCGTGAAGCTCGATTCGTTCTAAAGCGAATTGGTAATGGCAACAAGATCACGTCCACTTATCAGATCAAGGGGAACGACTACTGCCGTCAAGTGTGCAGCCCCGTTGAGCCTGATGTGTGCTACACGACTCGAACCAACTGCCCAGTTCGCATAGAGGGGGACCCTGAGCGGGTGCTATGTGAGCAGGAGCCCGACGTAGTGGGTAAGCAAGCCTGGACGTGCGATGGGCAGCCCATTGAGCCTTCAAACCCGACAGGTTCACAGGCGATCTGCAAGGGGCTGGCCAAGACCTGCACCGAAGACGGTGCCACTTGTGCCGAGATAGGGCAATGAAGTCGCGTACGCAGTTGATCGTCATCGTCGTGGTCGCCATCCTTGTGGCGCTACTGGTGGTCACTCTCCGTCCATCTGAAGGCGGGGGACGGAGTAGCCTGGGCGAAGACATCTTCTACAATGCGAATCCGCCGTGCGTCACTTGCCACAATGCCCGTAGAGGGAACCTGAGCTATTCGAGAATGCCGCCGCGTGAGATGGCACACTGGATTAGCAGGGGCATAGATAACAGGATGCCAGGGTATCGCCTCAACGATGAACAGATGGATGCGCTCATCGGTTATCTCATGGACATGAGGAGGCGGTAATGGACACTGGATCGATGTCTATTCCTGACTTCGCGAAGAAGCCTGTTGTTAAGGACTCGTGGAAGGCGCGTATGGCCGAGCGTCTTGTGTGGACTCTTTTCTGCGCCGTCCTTGCAAAGGGTGGCATCGTGGTTGCGGATGGGTTCGTACATGAAGCGAAGAAGGCTGAAGAGACAGAGGTTCAGCTCGACACTGAACGGAATATGTTCGGGCGCTACATTTCAACGAGGCTGCAGAAGGACAAGGAGCTGGAGCCTATCCTTCTTCGGTGCCTTGCAGAGCATGAGACGGAGTCGTCTACACCAGAAGGAGTTTACCAGCCATGAAGATCTTCGCCATCGCACTCATTACATTTCTAATGGGGGGCTCCCTGCTTGCCCAGGGGGAGCCTTCTCATCCTACTGACGCACCGACCTTCCTTGGCTTGTACGGATGGAAGCAAGCGATCTGGCAGTACACCGCCGATGCCGAAGGGGAGTACACGCTTGAGAGAGGGGACATCTGGGGAGGCCGGCTCGTTGGAGGCCTGGGCTTCGGGCGATTTGGTTTCGAGATGCGCGCCGACGTGAGCGGGCTGAAGGAACAGTTTTCATTCGAAGACCCAGAGACCTTCAACACACTTGAAATCTACGGTGCTGCTCATTATGTGTGGCTCGTCAAGCATGGGCTACAAATTGGGCCTGCCGTAGTTATCGGTTCTATTTCGAATGAACAGTCTGTTGGGGGCATCGGGCTCGATATCTATGGTGGGGGAGTTCGCCTGGGCGGGCACGGTGCCGAGTTCCACATCGTTGTCGGTGTTCATGACTATCTACCCCTCGGTGGGTGGAGAGTTTCATTTAGTGGCCACATCCCTGTCTACGATCGTGTCTATGCAGTCGGGGATATCGTCTCGGGCCAAGATGGCTATGCTCGAGTCGGAGTTGCAGTGAGGATCAAATGAGTGGACCCAAGCTGAAGAAGTACGACTGGAAGAAATCGGCGTGGAAGGGCCTTCGCCCCGCTCTTACGGTAGGGGCTGCTGCCGTTGTCACCTCATTCGTTGGAGGCATTGACGTTGAAACTCTGATGAGTTTTGGTGTCCCCGCTGTTGCTGCTCCATTCGTTGTCGAGGCTGGCCGAAACTGGGCCAAGAATCGAGAGCAGTAGAAGAGTGAACAATTTCTTCGCACAACATCCAGGAGTTGCAGTGGCTCTCCTCGGTACGCTTGTCACAATAGTCGGGGGTCTTCTTGCCATGCTGGGCAAGGTGGGCTATGACTCTGTGCTTAGAAGTGTACATCGTACAGAGTCGAAGGGGAGAGCCACTTACGACAAGGTCGTTGACATTGACAAGCGTCTTGTTCGAGTTGAGACTCTTGTTATCAATGGGAAGAAGATTGAGCATGAAGCTACTGGCTAGTCTTGCTCTTGGCGTTGCTGTCTGCATGCAGCCTGTACCTGAGCGACCCTGCCGTTACGTCGATAAGAATGGCAAGGAAGTGCGATCGTATGCAGCTAAGATGGACTTCATCGAATGTGTGACAGGGGAGCGGCGTTCCAAGGCGGGGCACTATGTAGAGCATATCATCCCTCTACATTGCGGAGGGTCTGATCGTGCCGCCAATATGGCTCTTGTCCCCATCAGCATGTGGGACTGGAAGCGCCGTTGGGAGATTAAGGACTGCAAGCAGACCCGTGAGTTCATGCTGGCTTTGGGGCTCGGCGAAGCCTGTTACGAGGAGTAGGCAATGGCTGATGAATCAGTAACGCTACAGCCCAACGTTGGAGTCGCGGCTACGACTGCTGTAGCTGTCGACGACGTTGCTGGCGTTGCGTACCAGCGTCTGAAGTTGGACGGTGGGGGTGATGGAGCAGTATCGCCGATCACTGCCCAGGTGCCGAACACGCTTCCAACTTCGGGGGCGTCGCTTGCTTTGCGCACCGACAACCCCGCCGCTGGAGCGGTCACCTATGTGGGGGATGCTCCGGTAGGATCTCTCACTTCGGCGGCTGCCTGGAGAATCAAGAGGATCACAGTCTCGGGCGACCTCGCCACCATTGAGTGGGCCGATGGGAACCAGAGCTTCGACAACGTTTGGGACAGCCGGGCAGCCCTGAGCTATAGCTGATGGCAACTCTACTCATCAACGTTGATCTCGGTGGCGGTCTTCTGCTCAATCTCAATGAGCCGTGGGTGGGAGCTGCGCCTGGACTTCACGCCGCTACCCACCAGAACGGTGGAGCGGATGAGATTAACGTGGCAGGGCTGTCTGGTCTGTTGGCCGATGACCAGAACCCCACGTTGCATGCCGTAGATCATCAGAACGGTGGAGTGGACGAGATTGACGTTGTCGGCCTAAGTGGTTTGCTTGCTGACGCTCAGACACCTCTTGCCCATGACATTCAGGGAGCAGCCCATACAGCAAGCGGGCTGACCGCTGGCGAGGTCCTGCGGGCCACAGGGGCCACCACGTTCGCCTTCCAGGCCCTCGTGGCGGGGGACATCCCTCTTATCGACCACGGCACAGGGCTTGTCGGTGCTTCTCTTCTTGACGACGACCACACTATCTATGCACTGCTGGCAGGCCGCGCAGGCGGACAGACGCTTATTGGTGGCACGGCGGCAGGAAACGCGCTGGCACTAAGAGCATCTGCTGCCGCTGGTGGTGGGCTGATCGAGACGTTCCACCCGATACGGTCCAACTACTCTGAGGGGAACACGACCCCGGCGGAGCAGACTGGCTTTGGAATTTGGGAACCCACGTTTACGACATCGGGCGCATTCATTGGGCAGATGCTTCGGAATGACGCACAGATCACCTACACGAATGCGTTCTACATCTATGCTTCGGTACTGGATCGATCGGTTCACATCTCGAATGCGGCGGCCGGGTTCCAAGCGTTTACGCTTTTCAATGCGTTGCCCACAGTCCGGAACGGAACGAGCAACGATCTCGTCCAGATGCTCATTCTGAATGACGGCGGAACGCACGAGCGGTCTACATCGGGAACGAGTGTTGCTATCCAACATCTCACTATCTCAGCTTCACCCCAGATTCGCGCTCTCGTCTCAGGCGCAGTTATGACGTGGTCCACAGGAGCGACTGGTCTTTCCTTCGCACCGAAGTTCAGCACGGCGGCAGGCTCTACTGTGAACATGGGAGCACTGACCGGTCTAGACATGATTGCGCCCGCTGTTGCTCTCTTCCAGCCTTCGGCGGGGACGGAGAACATCACCTCTATCCGAGGGATTAATTTCCCTGCGATGGTCAACGCTGTGTCGAGCGACATCAGCGTCGTCCGCAGCGCACTGAACGCCGCCGCGACTCGCTTTTTCCTGAACCACACCGGGACCGCGCAGAGCGTCTTGAATGGGCAGCTTCGTATCCCTCGCGACCTCACCGGTCTTACGTTGGGGCTCAGTGACGACTTTCAGCAGGGATGGGGCGCGGCTAACTTTTGGTTCTGGCAGTTTAACGGCACAGGGAACCAGATTCGGTGGAGCAACCCTTCAGCGCAGCGCTACCTGATGACGACGGATACGGGGACAAGCGAATATAACTTCAACTGCTCGCGCTTTTCCTTGGGAGCACAGACTGGTGCAGTTGGAAATCAGGTCGGAGTGTTTGTAGCCCCAGCGCGGGCGACTAGCATCCCAGGTGGATGGAGTGATTTCCTATTGACACAGGGGGGCAGCCTCACTCTTAACCACGCTATGTCTCAAGTGTTCGGGTGGACGATTAATGCCCCTTCAATGGTTCTGGGCGGAGGGGGTTCGGCAACTGACACGGGTGCGCTTCTTGTCGGGGGCAACGTTAACCAAGGCACGAATCGTTATGGATTGCTCATCATCAGCAACCCTACAGGCGGCACGCTCAACTATGCTTTCCGCCAGTCGAATGCTTCTGCCCGCGCGCGTTTTGATGGAAGGCTCGACATCAATCGTGGTATCGCCCTTGGTGGGGGTGCAGGGGCCACCCTTGGAACGATTGGTGCTACAGGCCCAACAGCGGCAGCACAGGCTCAATGGGTCGAGATTGACATTGGAGGGGTCGCGCATTGGATCCCCGTTTGGGTCTAGGGAGAAGCTATGGCTGGTGAAGAGCATGCGCTTGCACAAGATCATTGGGAGCTTCTTCAAGAAGCTATCCGCTATAAGATGCGAGAACGACAGATTGACCCCACGAACGTACAGGTGTGGCTTGATCTTGTTCGTGAGTACTGGCATCTTCTTCAGGACCAGGGCGCTGTCACTCTGTACATCAAGGGAGAGCAATTGAAAGAAGCTATGGCACAGAAGGCTGCCGATGACGCTTCTTCAGCGGCGCTTGATGCACAGATTTCAGCCCTACAGGCGTTCATCGCTGCGAACATGCCACCACAACCATAGGAGACGATCATGGGAGTAGAAGCTCGACGTAACGCCGAAAAGCCAAAGGTTCTTGAGATGCCTGAACCTGAGAAGTTGACGAAAGAGGGGGCAATTAACGTTGTGAACCAACTGTGGCAGGTGACGCGAACTGCTCCACAGAACGCTGATGTTCACATTCAGTGCGTTCAGATGCGGGACGCACTGCTCAAGTATTTGGGGTAAGACATTGTGTTGTTTCTCTGGTGGCTCTTTGGGCCAGCGTTCAATGAGGAGTCTGAGAATGAAACTGAACTCGACGACTCCCAGAACGATACCGACATCGCAGCCTCAGAGAACGACACAGAACTTGCAGAGTCTGAGAACGATACTGAAATCGCGAACTCCGCAACTGAAACAGAGATTCTAGGAGAGCAGGAAATGGGTGTCTTCCATCTGAAGAATTTGGATACGCGTCGGCCACTGGACGTGACGCTGCGCCTGCCCGACGGTTCCCTTCCTGACCTCACAGGTGCTACGATCAAGCTCCACATCTGGCTTGTTAGTGGCACCAAGCTGGAGCGGGACATGAGCATTGTGGGTGCTCCAACGAATGCCCAGGTTCGGTATACGTGGCTCGCGACCGATTGGGATCCAGGACAATTGGTCATTGGACCCACGTTGCCCCTGGCTAAAGGACAACGCGAACATCGCTTTGAAATTGAGACGATCAACGGTGCTGCGCGAGAGACCTTCCCCAACGCAAGATATGACACCCTGCGCATCATCACTGACATAGGACAGGGAACATGAGAAAGCTTCTTTGGGTTGGCGACGCTGTTGCTGAGACTGGGTTTGCCCGCTGCACTCACAACACGCTCGCCATCCTTCAAAAGACGTGGGACGTAGCGGTCCTAGGGTTGAACTATCTTGGGGATCCTCACCGATACCCCTATCCCATCTATCCCTGCGCCCCTGGAGGGGATCCGTTTGGCCTGGGGCGCATCAAGGACATAGTGGAGACGATAAAGCCAGACGCTCTCGTCATTCAGAATGACCCTTGGAATATCCCGATGTACGTCAAAGCACTCGAGGATGCAAAAGTTTCATTCATCATTGCTGCACTTGCTGTTGACGGCAAGAACTGCAATGCGAAAGCGCTCAATGGGCTTGACCTTGCTATCTTCTGGACGGAGTTCGGGAAGAATGAAGCGCGCCTTGGAGGCTACGAAGGGCCGGCCGCAGTGGTGCCCCTTGGGGTGGACGTTGAAACGTACCACCCGAGAGATAGAAGGGAAGCCCGTAAGGCATTGGGGCTTGACCCCGTAGTGGATGCCTACATTGTCGGCAACGTGAATCGGAACCAGCCTCGAAAGCGTTTGGATTTGACCGTGTCTTACTTCGCGGAGTGGGTGAAGGAGTTTGGGCACAGGGATGCTTATCTGTACCTGCATGTCGCCCCCACTGGCGAGCAGGGATACAACGTACAGCAACTGATGAACTACTACGGATTTGGAAAGGAAAACAAACGGCTCATCTTCTGCGAACCCGACATGGGGTACGGGGTGCCTGAACTTCAGTTGGCGCACGTCTACGCTTCCTTTGATGTGCAGTTGACCACCACTCAGGGCGAGGGATGGGGCCTCTGCACGATGGAAAGCATGGCATGTGCCATTCCTCAGATTGTACCCGACTGGTCGGCTCTGGGGGAATGGCCTGAGGACACGGTCATGCGGGTGCCTTGCTCAGAGATTGCAGTCACGCCGAACAGGGTGAACGTGATTGGTGGGGTACCCGACAGGCGTAGAACGATTGACGCCCTTGAGGAGATGTACATTTCCGAGCGCACTCGTACGGCCTATGGCAGCATGGGCCGTTCGCGAGTGTTACAGCCGCAGTTCCGTTGGGAAAACATTGGACAGAGATTTGCTGAAGCAATTGACTCTGTCGTTGTTGAAAAGAAGACTGCATGAGATTCGATCTAGTCGGTGACGAGAAGATGCGCAAAGTCATCGCTACACATGCGAAGCGGTTCCCTGACAGGGCAAGAGCTGCCCTGTTCTTTAGAGGGGAGCGTGTCATGACAGTGAGCAAGCGGGATTTTGTGCCTGTGGATGATGCCAACCTGAAGAACAGCGGGTTCGTTGAGGCGGCAAAGATCAAGCTTCAGGTGTTCCTCAACTACGGTGGGCCGGCTGCCCCCTATGCAATCGCTGTCCATGAGCATCTTTCACAGCACTCCCCACGTTCTTGGAAAGTGTCTGAGCGCCAAGGGGCTGGAGTAAGGTTTCACCCCCCTGGGCGCGGGCCTAAGTATCTTGAGAGGCCTTTGATGGATGCGCGTAGGACGCTTCTTCCTGACCTTGCTGCAGATTTGAAGGTGGACAAATGGCGCGCTATCTAGACATCCAGCCGCTACAGGATCCGTTCGATGATGGCCGCGAAGGGCAGCACCAGCGCATCACCTTCAATGTCGCCATTAGCAAAGTGTATTCTGAGACGTTGGAGGAAGAGTTGATCAAGATACTTACTGATGCCAATGTGGGCACCAGTGAGAACATTTTTGCTGGATCAAAAGCCGCTGTCCCTGAAGGCGAGGGACCGTATCTGCACGTCATTTCAACAGGGGGTGCAGCCCCTCAGCGTATTCATAATGAGATTTCACCACCAGCGTATCCTCAGCCGACTGCTCAAATCGTAGTGAGAGCGAATTCAATTGTGACAGCTAGAACAATGGCTTTCGCAGCATACTTGGCTCTTTCTGCCGTTCGTAACACCACAGTAACCCTGTAAAGGAAGGGAGGACGTAGAACAATGCCTGAAGCAATTTCTGCACAAGGAACTCTGATCGCCAGGGCTCCCGCTGCCACGCCAACGGTCTTCACGACCATCGCTGAGCTGAGGAATATCACACCTCCGCCGCTCACGCGCAACCCGATTGAGACCACTTCTCACAACGAAGTGGAAGAGTCGTTCGTTGTCGGCATTCGCCGCAAGGGTGAGATGACGTTCACCATCGGCTTTGTGCCAACGAACGCCACGCATGACCAGCTCACCGGGCTTGAGAAGGCTTGGTTGGATGGCAGTCGAGACATCTACCGCATCACGTACCCCGATGCCACTCAGTGGCTCTTCAGTGGGTTCGTGACGAACATCGCCCCCGCTGCGCCTGTGGATGACGGTCTGACGGCAGACATCACCATTCGGCCCACGGGAACCATGACGTTTGTCTAGTCTCAACTATTAAGACGGCCAACGAAGGAGTAGGTCAATGAGTGAAGAAAAGAAGCTGTTGTCGGCGGCGGAAATCCTCAGCGCTGAAGACATCGTCACACGCGATGTCCAGGTGGACGAGTGGGGCGGCACAGTAAGGCTGCGATCACTGGCAGGGGATGAGGTTGTGAAGTTTGTCCAGGAGTTGTCTGATGACCCTGCACAAAAGAACAACTCGGCCGTTCAGATTGTGCTGCTAAGTGCGGTGGATGAGTCTGGTGCCAGACTGTTTACCGTTGATCAGCTTGAGGCACTTCGCAAGAAGAGCTTTCGAGCAATTCTCAGGCTGCAGAAGGTTGCTCTTGAGATCAACGGGCTGTCCGAAGCTGAAACCGCTGCAACAAAAAACGACTAGAGCGGGGCAGTGCGCGCCGGTTCGCGTACCGTCTCGCTCTTAAGCTAGGGGAGTCGAATGTAGACAAGATGCTGCGGGGCCTGACTGTTCGGCAGTTCAGGGAATGGCAGGTCTTCGCAGATCTTGAACCGTTTGAGGAAACGAGACAGACTCATAGAATCGCACTGCTAACGAGGCTACTGGCCAATGCATTTCGTAATTCAAAGACGCGCCCTCAGCCTTACACGTTGCAAGAGGTTACCCCTCTGTTCGGGGATGAGGTCAAGAGCTCGACAAGTCCTCCAACTGACTGGCGTGTCATGAAGTGGATTGGCCAACAGATGTCAATGTCCTACTCCGATGGGAGAAAATAAGTGGCCCTGAATATCGGTACTCTTCAAGGCACCATTGACCTAGATGACCGATTCTCTAAGAAGCTGTCCTCAGCGGGCAGTGTTCTTGGAGGATTCAGTAAGGCGGCTGGGCTTGCGGCTGGAGCTATTGGTATCGCCGGGGCAGCCGCAGGCGCGGCGTTAGCTGTTGTCGCGAAGAAGTCGCTTGAAGCTGCCATATCCGCGACTGAGTCGGAGAACCTCTTTGAAGTATCGTTTGGGAACATGGCAGACGCTGCGAGAACGTGGTCTGAAGAGCTAAGTGAGGCTGTCGGGACCAACGAATTCAAGCTACGTGAGCAGGCGGCAACACTGTTCCTTCTTGCAGAGTCGATGGGCGAAACCACAGACTCTGCCCTGGGTATCTCTACTTCACTCGTTGAGTTGTCTGGCGATCTTGACAGTTTCTTGAACCTGAGTGAGAAGGGGATCGATCCGGTACAGGCCCTTCAGAGTGGACTCGTTGGGAACACCGAGGCGCTTCGTTCCTTGAACGTGTTTGTCAACCAAGCCCAGCTTGAGACGATTGCTTGGAACAAGGGCATTGCTGAGCAGGGAGTGAAGCTTACACAGAACCAGAAGTTCCTCGCCACGTATGAAGCGATTCTTCAGCAGACTGCAAAGGCCCAGGGCGATTTGGCACGTACCGTTGATTCGCCCGCGAATGCCTTGAGAATCATGGGGCAGCGGGTTGACCAGATTTCCATCTCGATTGGTACAGCCCTTCTGCCTGCATTTGCGGCATTTGTGGGAGTGGCAGGGGATCTAGTCAAGATCGTTAAGGACAATGAAGATGCCATCCAATCCTTCATTACTGGCGGTCTTGTCATTCTTAGTAAGGCTTTCGGCGTTGTTCTAAACGCTATAGCTCTGGTGAGCATAGGGCTTCAAGAACTCCGGATTGACTTTGTCGAGATAGAAGCCATCATCAAGAGAACGGGACAGGCTGCCGTATTCCTTGATGATCTTCGCAAGAATCCATTGGAGGCGGCACAGGCTTGGAAGAATCTTAAAGGAGCTGTTGCAGTAGTCGACGCTGAAGAGCAGAAGAACATCAAGACGATTAAGGATCAGACAAATGCGTTCACTGGGCTCATAGCAGACGTTACCCTTAGCAATGAGAAGTTTCAGACTAACATCCAAAGAACTAGGGACGCTACTGATTCTGCGGGCATGTTGGCTGAAGCGTATGAAGAGACGGGGGATGCCGCTGCTAACGCGGGAGTTGCGGCTGAGGCGGCATCGAAGAAGCTTTCAAGTCTGATTGACAACGCTATTACAGCCATAGAAACTCCAAGAAGTGCCATTGAGGAAATAGAGTTTGATAGTTTCCTTAAGCAGTTCGAGACCCTTCCAGACTTTGAAAGCCTGCTAAACCTCGAAGGGGCCAAGGATGCTCTCGCGCAGTTGGGAGCCGAGGCCCCTGGCAAATTCAGCATCCCCTTCAAGGAGGGTCTCAGTGCCTCCCTTATGGCGCTTCCGCAGGTGATTGTGGGGGCCATACAGGGCGGTGGGGATGTTTTCCGCGCGGTGGGTGCCCAACTAGGCGGGGATCTTGCTACGGCGATCTCTGGGCCGCTTACAGACGTCCTAAGCAAGAGCCTCGGCAAGAGCCTGGGCGGGGCCATTGGCGGGCTCGTGCCGGGCTTGGGGGGCATCCTTGGCGGGCTTGCAGGCGGGCTGTTTGACAAGGGCCTGAGTGCAATCGGTGGCCTGTTTAGTGACGCTGAGGTGGAGGTCAATGACCTTCGCGATTCTTTCTTCGAGGCGGAGGGGGGCTTCGAGGCTCTTCAGGCGCGGCTGTCTCAGGTTACGAGTGAGGATCTCGTAAAGCAAGTCTTTGATGCCGAGACGGTTGATCAGTTCCAGGCCGCAGTAAATCGTGTGAATGACACGCTAAATCTTCAGGGTGAGGCCCAGGCCGCACTCCAGGAAGCGACTGAGCGCTATGGGTTCACTATCGAGGAACTTGGGCCTGCCATGCAGCGGCAGCAACTCGAGGAACAAGCTGGACAATTGCTGCAAGACTTCAACCTGCTCACTGCCAGTGGAATCGACGTTACCACTGTCATTGACAGGATGGGCGGAAGCCTGCTTGAGTTCGTCGAGACTGCCAAGGCTACCGGTCAAGCTGTGCCCGAGGCGATGCGCCCAGTTATTGATGAGCTCATCAAGAGTGGGCAACTCGTAGACGCCAACGGTGAAGCATTCACTAGCGCTGAGGACGCGGGTATTTCCTTTGCGCAGTCCATGAGTGAGCAGTTCCAAACGCTTATCGAAAGGATCGACAGCTTTGTCAGTGCCATCACGGGCATTGATCCAAAGCCTATTACTATTCCGGTTCGCTTTGATACCCCTCGAGGGGGTGCAGCCGGGTTCAATCGCCCTGGTATCTTTGATGGCGAAGGGATCCCTGAGTTTGCAGAAGGGGGCATCGTTACTTCCCCCACCCTGGGTATCATTGGTGAGGCAGGCCCCGAGGCAGTGGTGCCGCTCGACAGAGCTCGAGAGTCTATGACTCCCTCCGATATGGAGTTCTCGGATGACGCGATGGCATCCCTGGCCCGTGTTCTTTCAAGGTCCATTAGAGACGCTCTTCTCCAGGTTCAATAATGTCTGTGTTCCCTAGTTCCGTAGACATCGATGCCTTTCTTCCTGAGAAGGTGGAGTTCGAAAATCTTGTCGACGCTAGCAGCACTGAAGATGGCAAGATTCGTAAGACGACTGCCACTGCTCTTTGGGATGCTGGGGGTACGTCTGTTCAAACACGAACTGAGAAGTTCTGGTTCGTCCAAGCTGAAATCCCGCAGGCTCTAGCGGGTGCAGCTATAGGGCTAGCCAACGGAAACACGGATGAGGACTTTGATGACATTGACTTTGGGTTTCAGGCTGAAATAGCTACGGACGTCCTCAATGTCATTGAGCTCGGAGTAGTGAAGCTCGCCACGACTTACAAGTCTGGTGATATGTTGCGCGTGGCTGTGATCAGCGGCGAAGTGCGGTATTTCAAGAATGGGCTACTCATCTACACATCGCTGACTGCCCCTACATACCCTTTGATCGTTGATGTGTCCATTGCTGTGCAGAATTCCGGTTGGGACAACGTCAAGGTCGGGGTGTGGCAGCCTTTACTCGATGTTCAGATAGCTTCAGGCATCCGTGTGAACCGTGGCATCCAGGGCATCACGTTTCGAGACAGAGTGGCTTCTTCAGGCGACCTTGACTTTCAGCTTGACAACAGTGCCACAAACTCACAGGCACTTCTGGGGCTCTACTCGCCGAACAACGCTAACGCCCTTGATGGATGGCGCATCGGTGTCAACGTTCGCTTGTCCATGGTGTTTCAGGAGGTTCGTCAGTTTCTGTTCTACGGCACTATTGATTCCATTACTCCGACCTCGGGCAAATTTGGTAGCCGCAAGGTTCTAGTCTCTTGCGTGGACTGGATGGACGAGGCTGCCAGGGTTAAGGTCAAGGGTCTTACGGTTCTTCAAAACGTGCGGTCAGATGAAGTCTTCTCAGCCCTTCTTGCTAACATGGAGAATCAGCCCCCACAGGGCAGCGTGGTACAGGTCGGGGGAGACGAGTATCCTTTCGCCTTGGACAATGCCTTTAGTGAAGAAGTCTCTGTGATGACGGAGTTCACCAAGCTCATCCAGTCCGAGCAGGGGTTCATCTGGGTGCGCCGCGATGGCGTATTGATCTTCGAGAGTCGGCACAAGCGGCCGAACATCTTCACGACGGACATATCCCTTACAGATCAGGAGATCTCAGGCGTTGGCGCTGGCCGTGGAAGAGACAGCGTTATCAATCGTGCTGAGGTGCAGGCCCACCCACGTAGAGTGGACGCGGCTGCCACTTCTATTCTGTTCCAGTTGGCATCTGTTCCTGAGATCTTGCGATCGACTAGCCTTACGGTAGAAGCACTGTACCGCGACCCTGATGCCAGGGCTACGCGAGTCGGTGGGATCGAGATGGTTGTTCCTGTGGCCACGACCGATTATGCGTTCTTCGAGAACGCCGATGGCACGGGCACAGACTATACCGCGCAGATTTCAATTGTCGTTACGTTCAGCGCGAACTCTGCTGTTGTGGTAGTCACTAACAATGGCCCCTTCGACGGGTTTCTTACGAAGCTCAACCTGAGGGGCAAGGGTATCTATGCCTATGAGACCGCGCTAGCTACTGCGGACAGCCAGCCGTCTAAGACTCGTTACGGTGAAACGACCTTCGCCTTGGACATGCCCTACCAGGATGACCTCAACGTATCTCGTGATGCGGCTGAGTTCATAGTCAATCAGGCGAAGGACATCCTTACACAGGTGGACTCCGTTACGTTCTGGGGAAACAGAAGCATTCAGTTGATGAATGCTGCACTGCAACGTGACGTCAGTGACAAGATCAATCTGATTGAAACAGTTATCGGGGCTGCGCCCTTCTTTCCAATTGGAGAGACAGAACAACAGATCACCGCTACAAACTTCTTCATCAATGGGATAAACCTTACCATCGGTGAACGTGGAGTTATCCGATGCACGTGGACCCTTGCCCCTGGTGATCCATTCAACTACTGGATCCTTGAGCGCACGGGGTTCACCGAGCTTGGCATCACCACGCGCCTGGGCTATGGATCCTTCATTGCTGGATGGGTCCTTGACGACAGTGCCCTGGGTTCTGGGACAAGGGTTAATCAGTAGAGGGACATAATGGCTTGGACAGCTCCTAGAACGTGGTTGGCAGGTGAGTTGGTAAAGGAGGGTGACCTCAACGCGCAGATTCGTGACAACATGAACATCCTCAAGACACCAATGAACGACAGCGGCAAGATCATTGCGATTGACTCGCTTCGTTTTGCCAACCTTGATGGAAGTAACATTACAGGGATCTTGAAGCTGGCAGCCGCTAACACATTCACAGCGGGCACTCAAGATTTCAATGGCGGCGCTTCCACTCGTATGGTTCTCCCTGTTGGCACTGACAAATGGGTGACCTAAATGGCAATTGAAGACCTCGAGCCGAAGAAGCTGGCATCTGTCATTCCCGTCCTTGAACTGGGCAAGGCTGTTATCCTTGACATGATGCGGGGCAAGCCCATGACGAAGGAGGATGTTGAGCTTGTCAAGGACGCGTTGAAGAAGGTCAAGCGCGTTATCGACGAACTCGAGACGATCAAGACAGTCCCTCACCCCTATGCCTCAATTGAACTTCCGAGGAGCACCCCCTAAATGGCATGGGTAGCCCCACGCACCTGGACTGAGCCTGAGGTCGTCACCGCTGCGATGATGAACCAGGACATTCGGGATAATCAGCTCATCCTGAAAGTGCCTATCGATGATGATGGCCTAATTCGCGCGTTCAATTCATCGTACTTTGCCAGCCTAGCCGGAGCGAACTTGACGGCAGTGGCGTTCCCGGGTGCAGGCAATGTGTTCACCGCTGGGAAGAATGCCTTTGAGGGCACGTCTCTCCTCAAGCTGCCAGTGGGTGCAGACAAGTACGATGGGTCAAGCGGGGACAAGACACCCGGCTCCGTCTGGGTAGAGGGCGATTACCTGCACCACGTGGATGACAATCAGGACGAATGGCGCTACCTCGGTACGCTGTTTGCTACCCCAGGCGCGCAGCCGGGTTTTCTTATGTTGTCCAGCAATCGCGTCTATTACATCGACGCTGATGGGGACCAGCGGCGCATTGATTCAACTGTTACACCGCACAATGACGCAGCGGCATTAAACTCCGTTTGGATTGAGACATACCTGCACTGGATTCAACAGTCGGGCAGCGCAGAGATCCAAGGTCATTCGGACATTTCCCACACCGACAACTCTTCACACAACGATCATAATGATCATGACGATAGCGGGCCACCGCATTCTGATCATTCTGATCACGGGGATAACACAAATCCCCATCAAGACACACATACGGACCACTTCGATAGCTTCTTCGTAGACGAACACACGGACCACACAGACCACACCGATACGACCACCCACGGCGATGTCGCCCACACCGACTTCGATGATCACAACGATCATACTGATCATAATGACGTGGCAGCCGACTCTCGTCCAGAATTTATAGGTGCCTCATGACGATTGAAGTAAACCCTGTCGGCCTTCGATGCGGTGCAAAGAACGGGGGCTTGAGCTGTTCGTGGTGTTACCAGATCCCAACGAAGGGCGCAAACAACCCAATCCCTCCACTCAACATGGAGGCGATCACTGCCGCACTCGAGAGCGAGAACCCCGGAGCAGGGGGCTTTAGCCTGTTTGGGGGCGAACCGCTGTTGGCACCCCTCGAAGATCTCGAGAAGCTCTGGGCATTGGGGCTCGAGAAGTATGGGAAGAACGGGTGCCAGACTAGCGGGCGTCCTATCACCGAAAAGCATTGGCCACTCTTCAAGAAGTACAAAGTCTGTGTCGCGTTCTCTATCGAAGGCCCTGGTGAGTTGAACGACGCTCGGTGGGCCGGCACACTCGAAGAGACGCGTAGGTCTACGGCACATTCTATTTCATGCCTGGAGCGTTGTCTCACTGAGGGCATCCCCACAGGGCTGATCACCACCCTGCACCAGAAGAACGCTTCATTTGACCGTCTCCCGCGTCTAAAGCAGTGGCTTCGAAAGCTTGATGGGCTGGGCCTGGGCAGTTGTAACCTTCACGTCCTTCAGCATGAGGGCGCATTCAAGGATCAGGCGCTCGACCACAAAGAAACCCTTCAGGCGATGATTGAACTGCACCAGCTTCAGACGCGCCAGCTTAGACAGTTGAAGCTTGCCCCTTTCAGTGACATCATTGCCCTGCTTAGGGGTAAGGATAGCTGGACATGGAAGGACGGCACCTCGGGCGGAGTAAACTGCACGTGGAATGCCTGCGACCCTTGGGTTACGCCAGCGGTACGTGGCATCGATGCCGATGGGAAGCGTAGCCTGTGTCAACGCGTCCACACCACGCCGACACAGTGGCAAGCCGCGAAGCCTGGGCCGTTCATGCGTCAGGCGGCACTACGCTCCACTCCACAAGATCAGGGTGGCTGCCAGGGCTGCCGCCAGATGATCACCTGCAAAGGACAGTGTCCTGGCACTGCCCTCGGCGGCGACTGGCGTAAGCGTAGCCGCGACTGTGAATTTTGGAAGCCCCTGTTGGAGTACTTCGAAGGGGTGCTACTGGATGCCGGAGAATTTCCAGTAACGCTCAGGGCAGATCGTGACCAGATCGAAGAGGCGATGGCTAAACATTGGGCAGTGGGCCGCGCCATACATATCAATGAGGTCCTCAACGAAAAAGGAGAGATCAAGACCACGCTGCAACACTCCGTTGACCACGGAGATCACACCGACCATGGCGATCATCAAGATTTGTCTAAGATACTGTCAGCACTGAAAGGCGAGAAAGTCAATGCATGAATTTTTCCGTGGCCCGCAATGGGCTTCAGACAGCGCGCGAGTTGAGTTTGAAGAGAAGATCCGCATCGCTTCTAACCTATGGAACGAGTTGGAGTCGATGTCGGTGCCAGGGGGCATCCGCAGTTCCGCGCTCTTCTCTGTTACCCCCGAAGAACTGGCATTGATGTCGCGCACGGCCACGCTGCAAAAGCTGGGCGTCTCCGTTCTCCAGGCCCAGCCCCTAGGGGAGAACTACAGTGCCGCCACGCCCCTACACGGGTCGCCAGGGTTGCGGGTGGCCATGCATGCCCCCGGACTGGCTAGCGACTGGCATAGGGCCTGGGGCGGCTCTGACGACCCGGCCATTGGGGCGCTACTGGGGTTCCCGGATTGCTGCATTGAGTTCTTCAGTCGTGTCTGGAAGGAAGGGCGCAAGCGGGATACAACCCTCAGTATGGAAACCATCGAGGGGCCACCTCAGTCCAACATCCTTCTCCGTTGGCTAGGGGTACGGTTTGTTCCTCATCTGCCGTGCAGTGCAGCATGTAAAGACACGCTGAAGCTCGCAGATCTGTTCATCGAACTGGCCAATGCGAATGGGCTGGCACCAGAAGTAGAAGTTGCGATGTCGCTTCTTTCGCTGCCCATGTCCTACTCTGTGCTGAATGGAGTGGGCGTTGTAGAAACAGAATACTTCCGCTTCTGTTTCTCAACAGACTACACGCTTGGAGAGGAGAAACTCCAGCGTGCAGGCTCCAAGTTTGAAATGCCCAAGGTTGATCCTGCTCTTGCGCACTGGCAGGACAACGGGTTTAATGACATCAGGGCAATGCGTCAAGCCCATTCGGCCATGATTGCTATCGTTGGCACGACGGAGACCGTTCTTGATTTGGGCTGTGGGGACGGTGCGCTGATCGCCTCGATGCGAATGGCGGGTATGGTGAAGGAAGCCTGGGGCTACGAAGCCGATGCGGGCAGAGCTGCCAGGGCAAAGACGCGATACCCGGATGTCAAGGTGATCAATCAACGCATTGAAGACGCTACTGACTTCAAGGCGCATACCGTTCTGCTCATGCCCGGAAGGCTTCTGGAGATGGGTGAAGAGAAAGCTGCCGTTGTGAAGGGGGCACTGTGCGAGCAGGCAGGGCGGGTCATCGTTTACTCCTACGACGGAAATCTACTCTCGCTCGCCGAGCAGACTGGATTGGTACTGGGGAAGGGCATGTTCGAGGGCAACGGGGCGCAGGTAGCGGAAGTGACGGCATGGCAATGAACGGTATGATCGCCGAATGCCCCTGGATTGTCCAGCACAACGGGCATGTCGCTTGGTATCAGCGCGCCCTTATGATCGGCGACCTTGCCCCTGGACGCACCGCTGCCCCGTGGCATGTGGTCTACCACGATGGAAGGGTGGCCGCACCTTACGAGTCACCGGTGTGTCCGACGTGCAACGCTGTTCCCATGACGGACGAGCTACAGGTGATTGAGATCGCCACAGGCTCGCGGATGTTCCTTGCGCCATACCGTGCTCTTCAAGTCGCTTGGCCCGTCCCCAAGGAACAGAAGAATTGCTGGTGGTGCAACCTCCCTGCCCCAGAGGGGTATCCCCCGCTGTGCGAAGGGTGTGAGAACCACTTGAGGAGATACTGAAATGGCTTGGACGCTACCGCGAACATGGAGTGCTGGAGAGACCGTCACTTCTTCTATCATGAACACCGACGTTCGCGACAATCTTAACGTACTCGCGGTCTTCTCAAGAGGGGGCGCACTGTTCAACCCGAATGGCATCCTCGCAGCGGTGAACATCATCGTATGGTACGCGACCTATATCTGCACCGTTACGAATGTTCGTGGCTACAGGGTGGGGGGCACAACGGTTGACGTCAATGCCCGGAAGAACGGATCCTCAACTCATCTGGCCACTGACCTCACGCTGGGCACGGCGGATGTATGGGCTGATGGCGGAGCTGTGCAGAATGCTAGCTACGCAGTGGGGGATAAGATGGAAATCATGATCATCGGCCCCACTGGCAGCCCCACTCAAGTCGCTGTTCAGGTGGACTTGGTACAAGCCTGATGGCCAACACTGATATCTTCCCCGATGCGGCAGGGAACTACCAGCAATGGATTAACGGGGCTGGATCGGTTCCTGGTAATGTCCAGACCAACGATGGGGACACTACTCGAAGGCAGCTAGCCTCGGGCAACACGGGCATCGATACCTTTACCTTGGACGATTTGCCCACGGATGCTGAGATCATCAACACGGTGATCGCTCGTGCGCTGCTGAAGAGGCAGGGTGCAGGTAGTGGGAACTTCCGCAACTACATCAGGGAAAACGCTACTGATGCGTTCAGTGGAACCTTCACCGTCAGCACGGTCTATGTGACGTATTCAAATACGTTTGCCACAGCCCCTGATGCTAGTGCCTGGACGCCCACTAGTGTTAATGCTATGGAGGGGGGCTACCAGCGGTCTTCGTCTGGTGCGGCTGAAGTGCGCTGCACACAGACCTTCGTCAACGTGGACTACGAACAGGCGGGCAGTAGCTTCATCACGTTCTTCTCTATGCTCAGTCCGCTAATTGGCGGTGCGCTCACCTATGCTCAGTTCGCACAGGCTATGCGGCTCATCACGCTGCATCATCGTAACCGGATCCGCTGGCGCGCTGACGAGATGAAGGCGATGTGGGAAGCCTATCGAGCCTGGGGCCATCGAGCCTATTTGTTCGTCTGAGGAAGCAGATCTCTTTGTACTCCGCCATCGTTGGCTTGCCCCGGCACAGCCCGCCCTTGACGAAGGCCTCGTACAGCCCACCAAGGGCTAGCACTAGGCTACCGATTAGCAACCACGGGATGAGCCAGAAGTAGTTCGACAGTTCCATCAGTGTCATTGTGCCTCCTTGGCTAGCTGCACCATACGGGCCTCTAGTTCAGCGGCGAGCTCGGGGTACTGGAACTTCAGGTCCTTCGATTCCGTGGGGTCGTCCCTGAGGTTGATCAGGGTGGGCTGGCTATTCCACAACCCTGGGCGCAGCCACTTATACTGACCAGACCGCAAGGCCCCTAGCGCCCCGCCCTGCTGCCACAGCAAAAGTTCCCTTGCGCCTGCCTGCCCCCGCCCAGGGAGAGCCGCCTGGGACGCCTGGAGCAGCGGTGTGATGTCTGCGCCAGGGTACGGCCGGTCGGCTGGTAGGGTACCCCCGGCCAGAGCGACAAATGTGGGCAGTAGATCGATCGTGCTGGCCATGTCCGTCACTGTGGTGCCTGGGGGTATACGTGCAGGCCAGCGGGCGGCAGCGGGCATCCGGATCCCACCCTCCTCAACAGACCCCTTGCCCCCGGAGTAGATCCCAGGGCTGCCCCCATTCCGGGCGGGGCCATTATCACTAGTGAAGAACACCAGAGTGTTCTCAGCGACCCCCAGGGTCTCTAGACCGTCAAGCAGTTGGCCAACACTGGCGTCCATGCGCTGCATCGCCTGCACATAGGTTCCATAGTTGGGGAGGTGAGGGTCGCGATGGGCGATGTAGATGAAGAACGGCGCAGGGTGTTCCTGGATGAAGCGCAGGCTGTAATCGACGAGCCGCCGTGGAATGTCCTGCGCTGCTACCCCATCATCGGTGGGCTGGTCGCCCAGTATGTAGGGCGAATCATCGTTGCCGTGGGTCATGCCCCAGAAGTAGTCGAAGCCCCTGTGGATGGGCATCTCATGAGGTTCCCACCCGAGGTGCCACTTGCCGAGGATGGCGGTACTGTAACCCACTTCGTGGAGGAGCTCAGAGACCATGATCTCATCAGCGTTCGGTGCGCGTGCAGGGTTCCAAGGAACGCCGACATGTACGGGGTAGCGCCCCGTCATCAGCGCGGCGCGGCTGGGCGAGCATAGTGCAGCGGGCACGTAGAAGTCAGTGAAGCGGGTGCCCTCGCTGGCGATGCGGTCGATGTTGGGGGTTTGGATCGAGCCGCCGTTCATGCTGGTATCCCCGAACCCCATGTCATCGGCGAAGATGAGCACGATGTTCGGTCGGCCCAGGTCGGGCTTCGGCGTGGGCTGGGGGCTGGGCGATGGGTCGGTTGGACCGGTCCCGCCACAGGCTATGGACAGGAGACAGAGTGCTGCGATTAAGTGTTTCACTCTGCCTCCGCAGCATCAATCGCCGCTGCCAAACCGTCCACTCGCCGGCACTGCGCGCACTGCGCGCGAGTGACGAGGCCCAGGTGGCAGGGGGAATTATCATCGCCCCCGTCCATACCGAGGAGGGCCTCTTTAGCAGCGTTGAGGAGACGCTCAGCGATTTCATATCGAACGTTGCCACACCGGCAATCAGCTTCCATCATTTCCTCCATGCTTTTTCTGCTCGTCGAAGGGTTTGGTATGCAGCGCGAGTGAGGGGGGTGTACTCTGTCTGTTCACTCAGTAGTGCCTTGAGGCACGCGATGACTTCTACTTCAAGTGAGTTGCGCCCTGGCAGGTAGCCCGACTCCTTGATAGGGGCTGCCGCCTTTGAACTCAAGCCTCTAACAGCCCTGCCGAGTTGCTCCATCACAGCATCTCGGCTGGCTCGTGCGTCACTCATGGCTATTCCTTGATTTCGAAACCGGTGATTGATCCATCCGGATCCATCGATAGATCCCTCACAGGCCGTTCGTAGGGCTGTGTGTCGTTGGGTGCAGCACACGATTCGCCCCAGGGCTTAGCACTCTCGTTGAACTCCATCACCTTTTCCAATGTCTCAGGTGGCATCTCTGACTTCATCGATCCTACGAGGATCTCAGTGTTGAGCATCTTCTCCACTGTGGCGCGAAGTTCGGGGCACCGGCGGCATAGGCTATGGTCCCTGCCTGTTTTCTTGTGAGCCTTGATGCAAGTATTGATATGGACGATGGGGTCAAAGGTCAGTTCTTCGCCCCAAGGCATGCTGAATGTCATGACGGACATCTTACTGCTCCTCTCTGAAGTGGAGGGGGCAACGCTCGGTTCCTGGAACGTTGAGCAAAGAGCACACGGAGTTTTCCGAGATAGGCTCCTTGCAGGTAGTGGCTAGCCCAAGGATTCTGTTGGCCTGGGCGCAGGTTCGGGCGACGTCCTGGATCTTGAACTCGATGCCCTCTTGTGCTTTGGCACTGACACCGATGGCCAGATCCTGAAGTGGGGTGGACTTCTGCATGATGGCCAAGTCGAAGAGCGTGTCTGCTAGGGCTACTGTCGTGGGGGCAATCACCTCGTTGCTAGTGCGGCGGGTGGCCTCTTCTGCGTCAAAGTCTCTGCTCATTGCCTGCTCCCTTCTGCTCACTAAAGGCAGTGTACCACGGGCTGAACGACTATGCAAGCTGACCTCTGCGCCCCCTGTTTCCACTCTTAACAGCCTTCCCGTTGAGGTCAATGGCGTCAGCGGCTGCACGGCCTCGGCGATGCCCCTCAGCGTTGCCAGCCTTGCTAGAGCCTCGCACGATGGAGGCCCGCTGGTATCGTCGGCTACTGTACTGCTCGTCGATGAAGTCCTTGACAGCCTGCTCGGCTCGGTTGATGCGCACCAGCGCAGTGGAAGACTCACCCTCCTGTGAACGCTTCGCCTCCTGATATCGCTCGGCTATTCTGCTTACGAAGGACTTGATGTAGGACTGGCGGAAGCCATAGATGTCGCCCAGCCGGCCTTCGCGCTTGCACTCATTGTTGTGCGTGAGCCGCGCCTTGATAGACATCTTGTCGATGAGCCGCTGCAAGGTAATGATCATGTACTCGGCGACGTCGGCGTCGGACTTACGGCCGATGATGGAGATGCGACTTGAGCCTGAGTGAACCAGGATCTTGCAGAAGTGGGCGTTCGCGATGATGCGGGCCAGCCCCTCCATCCAGGCCACCCGCGACTTACTGACCTTCATGCCGTGCTTATCGTAGTCGACGCTGTGTTGCTGCACCGGCTCTTCGACTTCCATCTGGCTGAACTCGATGTCTGTCATGTCGAGCTTGTGCCGTGCCAGCAACCGTTGAATCATCTCGGCGAATGCTTCGGCTTCGTTCTCGGAGCCGATCTTGTGCGCGGAGTCTGCGTGTGCCTGCATCTTGCGGATCTTGTCGATGACCTTGTCTTTGGCTGTCATTCGCCTTCCTCTGCGTCCTCTGGGGCATTCCAGTAAGGATTGCCTGGGGTCAAGGGGGCTTCTTCGGTTTCGTCGAGGAGGGCGCGCAGCGCAGGACGAACCTCCTTGGGCATGGTGCCCTCCTCGACGAACCGTTTCAGGATCTCTCGATTGGTCATTAGACCGTCACCAGGATGCCGTGGTCGTCGCGAACGTAGCCGCGACTGAGCCACTGGGCGGCGCGCTTGTTGACGAACTCCTGGGCCTCCTCTGCGGTGTTGAAGCGATAGTGCAGGTATCGCCCCAGGCGGCCGATGCGACCGTGACGAATGTCGACCGACCGAGGCTTGACGAGGGCTTCCCAGAACTTGAAGCTGCCCTTAGTGGTGTTCTCGAGACGAATGACTGTGGTCATGACTGGTTCTCCTTTTTGATCTGCTCTAGCTCAGCGTCAGTGAATGGAGGGAGGCCCATCTCTTTGCGAACGGTGTTCGCACAGGGTATGCAGTATCCGTGACTCACCCCGCCGTCGGGTGCAGTGTGCCCCTCGCGGATGGTGGCACCGCAGATGCAGCACACAGCCTTGAGAGGGTTGGGGCCTGGGATGGCCAGCACGGGCTTATCGTTGTGGGGGGTCATTACTCCCACCCTGCAACAAGATCGCCAAGACTGTCTGGATTTACCATCGGGTATGCCCGGATCAAGTCTTCGAGGGATGCACCGTTCTCTAGGAGTTCAGCCATTTCAATTAGCTGTTCTCTCGTGATCGCAATGTACCGAGTCATCCTATCCTCCGCGCCAACTCGAGCTCGATGTCGGCTTGGCTAAAGCCCAGGGCCTTCATGTCGCTGATGAAGAGCATGCTGGCACCCTGCACCGCTCGGTTGAACATGGCCCGCACGCATCGCAGGCAGGTCTGGTCGGGCTTGGCACCCTTGTTAAACTGGGGCCGGCCGCACTTGCCACAGGTGGCCATTACTTAGTCTCCGTGCGAAGCGCGAGGGCACCGTAGCCTGTGATCTTCCAGGTCATGCGGTGCGTGCGGGCTACGTGCCCCAGGCGCTTCGCGCTCTGCAGTGCCTACTGGATCGTGACTGGGAAAC